TTAAGCATGTTCTTCCAATAAAATTTCACATGCTTTTAGTTCATTTTGCAATTCTTTAAATTGTAATTCTAATGTATGATAATCATGTTCTAAAATTTCATATTCAGTTACAGGATAGTCATACTCAAGAACTTTTCTGTTACTTTCTTTTGGAGGATATAAATTGTGCTCTGGATCAAGCCAGATAATATAAAATACATTATCTATTAAAAATCCATGCACTCTTCCATTAGCTTTCGATATACTAAACTGCAAACAATCATCACTGTGTTGATCAAACCATTCATCTGTAAAATTATATTTATCGGTTGCATTTTTCCAATTGTGCGAGTGTACTCGTAGCCCTCTCTTTTTACTTTGCTGCCTGAATTCCATTACTTTCATCTTAGAAACATTACTTAAACAGTCTATTAAACCTATAAACCATTCTCTTTTACTGTTTCCCATACTAAATAGTTTGTTATACCGATCAAAAAAGCGCCAAGAAAATACAATATCCTGTTTCTGACCAATTTTTATACGATCTAATTGTTCTTTGGGTATTATCGGAGGTTTTTCTTTTTTGTCCTGTTGTAACTTCTTTTTGTTTGGTTGTATTCGTGATAAATCATACTGAACGCTAGTCGTTTTGTGCTCGTTCATATACCCTTAAATAGTAATCCTTTATAATTGCATCACTTAATTGAACTTGAGATGGCTCGTAAGGAGCTAAATCACCTCTCGCATATACCCAAGGTTCTTCAGAATGAGTTAATGTTTCTAATTCATCACCAGTAAAAGATCCATAAATTCTAAATACTTCTTCTAACATCGCCTGATCATCTTGGTCAAAACTAGGCGCATCTTCTGAAGGAATTGTTTTCCAACCATGCTCCTTATATTTACTATAAAGAACTGGAGCAACAGGTCCATGCACCCAAGCTTGAAATTGTTCCCTAAATAAAAATTTATTGCGTAATGCTAAGTTCCATGAAAAGGCATAATAACATAGCTTTTGCAATTTTTTGTGAGTCATGTTCGCATCATTTTTTGATAAGAAAAATTTTGCTACATCAAATATACTATTTTGACTCATTTTTCTTCCCTCGCTTAAAAATGAAAATTTAACGCCTTTCATACATACACCACCTTTGTTTACAGTTATCGCCTAGTATTTATAATTTTATGCTATGTATGGTGGAATCTTGATTTATATGTACAAAAAGTTACCCTTGTTTGTATATAATAACACTTGATAATAAGACATGCCACACAATTGAAACATTTGTAAAACAATTGTAATAATAAAACCCAAAAAAGCCCCACCAAAAGGCAGGGCATAATTTTACTTCGTATAATACCTTACATAATTCGGATTAGCGGTAATATAAAAACCACTCTTAATCTGATACATGTGACCACCACCTACTGGAAACTTGTCCCGAATGACGGTAAATACCTCATCTTTATTTACGATAACAGCTTTGTCATCCCAATCGGCTGTATTATATGTCCATAAAGAATCTGCAAGTATTTCCACATAACCTTGCTCTCCATCATTTCCGCCATCCTTTCGACTCAACCCTAATGCACTCGCTAATCCTTCCGCATGACCTCTCGCAATTTTAGTTAAAAATGCATCAGATTTTAGAGCTGCAGCATCAGATGCATTGTCAATGAAACCATTCTCAGTAAGAACGGCTGGCATTGCTGATTCTCGTACCATGTGGAAGTTCGCTTCTTTTTTACCTCGATCTCTGAATTCTGTCTCAGCAACAATACCATTGTGAACAATGCCTCTTAAACGATTTGTTTCTGCTTTTCCTGAATAGCTACCGTTATACGTATAGGATTCAAATCCTGTACCTCCACCAGCATTAATGTGGATAGAAACAAGGTAATCCGCACCCCAATTATTCGCCATGTTAGTACGGGATGACAGGGTTACAGATTGATCAGTCGTACGAGATAACATTAAAGAATGTCCCTCATACTCATTATTAAGAATGTTACGTAGCTTAAGAGCAATCTCTAAAGTAAGGTCCTTCTCTTTTAATCCATTTGCTGTTGCTCCTGGATCAGAACCACCATGTCCTGCATCAATAAATAATTTTGTCATAAATAAACCTCTCCTTTTTTTGAATAATAAAAAGGCCCCCATTAATGAGCGCCTTATTTTTTCATACCTCGATCACGTAAAAACTTGTCATTATGCTTCCCTTTCTTAGTAACAGGATTGTCCTTAAACCAAGCAAAGATTGACATAGCGACAGTTGCTACTGTAGATACGCCTTTATAGATTTGGTCTTCTGTGAATGGAAGTGGATCCCATCCATATACAACCAAGCCTTGGTTTAACAATAAAATCGCTAATACTGCTAATCTAATGATCGCTGCTTTCATGTTTTCACCCCCTTTAAATAAAAAATAGCCCTATTACTAGGACTGACCTTTCACCGTATCTATTCGTTTATGAGCTTGTTTCGTTGATTCTTCTACTCTGGTTACACGTTCATTTAGATCAGAAATGTTTTTTTCGTTAGCTTTTAAATCAATTCGAATGTCGTCAACTCCCTCACGGATGTATACTAGTGCAGCCCTTACCTCCGCACTTTGCTCAGCTTCGTCTCGTGTTTCACTCTTGGTTGAATTAGCTTTTTTGAGTTGATAAGTTTGATATCCGATTAACGCTGCAAATGTTGCAATAATTACTGATACGATTGATACTAATACTCCTAATTCAATCATGCTCTCCCCCCCATTTTTAGACATAAAAAATACGCCTTACTAGGCGTTTACTGGTTACCTCTCAACTCTTCTAATTCTTTTTCTAATTCCTTAATTCTTTCTTCCTTTTGTTGTACTTCGTCAGGAATTTCTATCGTTTCCCCATCCTTCACTTTCAAATAAGGTCTTGACTCGATGATTAAATCACATTTATCTATCTGCAATGCCACATGCTTGTCTACATAAAATTGAATTCCTTCTTCGGAAGGAACCACTTGATTACCCACTTTAACGGATTTAGCGCCTCCGTTCTCATCCAAGACAAAAAACACCTTCATTTTATTGCCATTAACATTTGTATTATATGTTTGAATATATTCCAATACCAATCACCTCTTATAGAAAGTCTGTTAAAAAGACACGTTCCATGATGAATCTAACAAATTCCATTCGATCGCCCCAGCCATGTGTCCATCCAATTTTGAAGGTTACTGTTCTTAACTTAAAATCTGGAACACCCAGATCGACTTGAAACTCTTCTACTCCGCTTGTACCATTTTCGAGAATCTCAAAATACAGACGGTCGTTTGTATCATCACTGGAACCTTCCATGACGTGAACACTGATTTTTGATCCAGAGTATTTTCTAAACCGAAACACTAAATACCTAGCCGAATGGATAAAATGATACTTTTGAAAAGCCAGCGCACCCAAAGCATCACGAACATCGTAATATTCCATGTTAATACCGCTTAAACCTCTTCCGTCCAGAGAACCTTTTGTTGCTCCATAAATATGAAAAGATGTTGATTCGGTTGTTCCCCCTGGAACGAATGATTGAAAAGCTCCTGTTTCTGCGTTTCCTGATGTCATAAAGTGCGGATCATTACCAACTACGGTAAGCCCATTACGTACCATCCCACTACTCATACTTATGGCACCATCTTCACGAACAATCTCCATTTTACCGTCTCGTAGTCGAATGTTATCTCCGAAAAATCCTTCAAGTGCCTCAACACGCCCGCTTAAAAATGCATTCGCAAAGTGTGCGTTAGCGGATAAGTCAAGCCACGAGACAGGATCACCGTTTGCGTCGTATTGCACAAGACCGTTCACGCCATCCCATTTGAGCCCAGCCCCCGTCACAGAGGTTCGTATTGGTATAGCATTAACATCAATAACACCCTCGGATATGTTATTTGCATTTTTTGAAAAGGCTTTGGCATCCTTTAGGGCTTGTTCGGCCCTTTCTTTAGCTTCTTGTTTCGCATTATCGGCTTGTTCGTCCGTGTATGCTTTTTGATCCTCCGGCGCTAGTGTCCAGTCGGTGACTTTGTTGCCTTTTTTAAGTTGTAATTTTCGCATCTCAAAGTACGTCCCAGAACTAGTAGCTAACAACACGCCACAACCAATTCTGCTAGTCGTAGCAGTAAAAGTTAAATCATAATAATGCCACTCCCCATCTGGATTGATGTTTCGAATTGAAGGGAAAGAACTACTGTTACCTTCGTCACTGTCCATAAGATAATTATAGTCTAATGCTGTAACATCGCCTTTTAGTTCAAAAGAGACAATATATGTTTCTCCTTCAACGATATTTGTAATCCTATCGGTTACGACTCCAACACGTTCATTAACTTTCTCAGCATGAATGTGGTTGGGGTTGCCTTCAACAATTATGATCTTCGAGTTGTCCCAAGCCTCAGGCATCTTATGATAGTCTGTGTTACCAAGTAAATTCCTGCCACCAACCTCAATATCCTCAATAGCTTGTTCAGCGTGTTGCTTGGCTTCCGCTAACTTAGCTTTTGCATCTTGTATTGCTCTAGCTTCCTCTGCGTCCACAATACCATCTGCATGTGCTTTTGCTTCCGTTTCGGCTAATTCTGCCTTAGCTAGTGCGTATGCTTCCGCTGCTTGTTGAGCGGCATTTGCCTTGTTATCGACTTGTTGTTTGGTATAGGCGTCAATCTCTTCGGGAGTGGTTGGACTCATTTTAACCCATTCACCAGCAATGACGACATGCGGTACTTTCGGCTTTTGGGAAGTATCAACCCAAATCGGATTCTCTCCTTCTTTTATTTCGGGTGGAGTATCCGATTCTACTTTCTTCGGTTCGGCGTACTCCTGTAATTGGTCAATACCGATTTTTTTCCGTATTTCATTTTGTAATGATTGCCAGATAGCATTTACTTCTTCCTCGGTATATTCAATGTAATCTCCAAGTGTAACTTTCTTCTTCGATTTATCCGTAATGCTGCGATCTTGTGTGTGAACCCTAGCCTCTAGATAAAGAGGAGGATTGAATTTTGTATCCTTGATTTTGATGGTATCACCAAAACGAATCTTTTTATTTTCCAATCCTGGCACATGTTCTAAATCCGCAATGTCTCCCTCATATTCGACCACTTCATTAACTCGCTTTTCTAGTTCATTCTCGGTAAGCTCACGTAATCGAGATTTTGTCATTGCCTGATCACTGGATTGCGGTTCGTACGTATCCCATAAATGTTGTAATTCTCCTGTTATCGGATCTGGTCTTCCCCATCGCTGTAATGCTTCTTTATCCTCGACAATCACTTCTAGTCTGGTTCCATCTTCCCTTTCAGGACCCAGACCTTTTAATGCTGTGAAGATGTTATCTGTTTTTTCAATACGCCTTAGACCGATTAAGTCTTTACCTAATTCAACCTCACGACCACGCCATTGTCCTACTTGTTCGATCAGATCTACATATCTACCAGCGACTTTGTTGCCATCTGTTTCAACTCGAAAACGCAACTCTAAGCCGAATTCAGTGGCAATCCGTTTTAAGAATGCATAAGGATTGGTATGCTTTTCAATATGCATCGTTCGTATGCCGCTGCCTTCAATAATGCCTGGTCTCCATTCTGTGCCGCTTGTAGTATGGCTTACTAGTGTGGTTGCTGTCTGTTTGGAGAAAGTTTGTGGATCCATGACTTTAGCTTTCTTCAATTCTAGATAACTAGCTTTTGTATAAACTTTAGCCATTAATCCTTTAAAATCTCTGAATTTACCGGATTCGTGAATGATAAACTCTTTGTAGCCTTGATCCTCATCGGGAATAATAACTCGATTGCGCTTAGCCAGATATTGCGAAAATCGTTTATCTGCGAAAGTAGTGAATTCAAATATTTCTAGATTATCCTTTTTTGACTGCCTGAGATTATTTTCTAGAATGTTTTTAGCAGTTATAAAGTCTAGTATTTCACCATACTGGCCATCTGTAATATGGATCAAAAATGATCCCCTCCTTCCTGAAAGGAAAATTGCAGCAGGGGTAAAAAAGTTTTTAACCCTGCGTTATGGTTGCGTTATTAATTTTTGTTCCTTTTTCATCAATTTGTAGTACCACATTGCCATCTTTGTCTTTTATGCAGTAAATCATAATTATTCCCCTCCTACCTATTTTTTGGCCTGTATCTTCCAGTTGTTCGAAAGCTATTTGCTGGATGCGTAATTAAATGGTTTTCACCTTTTTTTAACGTAAAAAAAAGACCTCCAAATGCTTTAAGGTCATTTCTTGCTTCCCCATTTATCAATATCTCTTCATTCACATGATCAAATGTAATAATATCACCGATATCTGCAATATAAGGCGTTTGATCGACAGTTACTTGCGCCAATTGAAATACTCTAATATGATCAATCTTAGGCGCATAAGCTCGGTCTGTATCTGCGAATTTCCCGATATGGATTTGAACGTATTTTAATTTGCCTGCATATCGATTTTCATTATCAATGAACTTCCGCAGTATAGTTTGAACATGCCTACCGCTATTATTAACACGGGTAATATAAAACATGATTTCTTTTCCTACTCTTCGCACCCTTAACATGCCATAGAAATAATCCTGGTCATAACTATAATTTTGGGAACTGATTAAATAATTCTCATTTGCTCCAACATATGGACCAAGTCGACCTTCTCCCTTTTTACGATGGATTCCCAAGGTGTCATCTTTAATTGCCATTTTCCCTAATTCGTTCATACCTTCATCAAATAAATAAACCTCAATTCGGAAGGTTTGAGAGGTTTCTGTGGTACGTCCTTGCACCATAGCCTCGACTTCAAAGTCTTGTGCCACAGGTACTTCTTTTATCAATCCTGGACCATGCCAATCCTTTTCTGTTGTGTCCTCGCCATAACTAGGAACCGTAATTCCATCGTTATCCGTTCCAAAGGTGCCGTCTACATATCCATTATCAATGGAATCGGATGCAGTATCCCATGTATCTAACGTCTGCCCTCTTTCTTCTAAAAGTAATGTTTTTGTATCTACAACTTCACTTGTTACATCCACAGGGATACCAATTAACATATATTCGCCGTGTTGATTCTGGATCAAGGCAAATGTAACAGGTGCCAATACTTCCAATTCAAATATCGGCTCAGCTTCTGCTGTTCCTTCATTTGTAATTTTTCCTGCATCTGATCCAAATTCTTTTACTTTTTCTTTCCCGTATTTATATGGATCTAACATCGTCAGAGTAAGTCCAAACTCCCCATCTTCAGGAGTAAGATTTTCTATATCATACCCACCTTCTTGAAGGACAAAGATTTCTTGATCAGGTGTTAAATCTCTTACGATGGAAAAGGATTCATCGCTATAAAATAAATCGTATATTTGATGCTTCAGTTGATCGAATTCTAACATGCTATCCGTTTCAATTTGCATACCGATTGATACTTGACGTTCCCCTTCTTCCGTAGATGCCAAATGAGCCCCTATCATTCCTGGAACATTTAATTTAGATCGACTTATATTAGGAGAATGTATGTGAAAAGATTCAACCCAAATACCTAATTCATGCATATCAAAGGTTTGTCCGTCCTTTATTATTTTGAAATTAAGTTCACTTTTCACACCATCACCCCCTAAAATCCTGTAGGATATTAGCATCTCTATCCATGTTTTCTTTAACTGGTCGCCATACCACACTTCCTACAGTACGACCATCCATAATTACATCTCCTACACCAACATCGATGGTGAAGTTGTTGCTAATAGCTTGTCTGTTATTTGCTAGTGCTGTTCCCATATCATCTGAACGCCTAGCCATGCTGCTACTTACACCGACACCACCAGCATATTGCGGAAACTGATTAATACCGCTAATGATTTTCTTTGATTGTTCATGTGTAAATACTTTAGATCCTCGTTCAAGATCATATAGACCGAAACCAGCAATGGACCATTTTCCTCTACGTTTTACTAATTCTGGACCTTCTTCACCTAACCAAGACAATCCCCCTGGATGGAAGTTGGTTCCGTCTGCATTATTGTCTGGTCTTAACATCTGCATAATAGGAGCACGCGGTACGTTTAAATTAACTCTTTTCCACACTTCAGCACTCAATTGACTATCTAGACTAGAAACAGACGGGCTAGTATTTACATTGACATTTTTACTTACATCTCTTCCTAGCTCATCAGTATATCTTCTTGCATCTCCACCTAGGTCACTCAATTCACCTTTTGCATTTTGCATTTCTGCAATTTGTTCATCAATAGCTGCGATTTGGTTTTTATATTCTTCTGTATTCCTTTCATTTGGAGGGGTTTGCTGTTTAATTATATCTTTACTGAACTGCAACATTCCTATTTGCCTATCTAGTGTTTCTAATGTTTCTCCCTCTTTGACAGCACGCCTAGCGGTTTCCTCATTAATCCCTGCATTTGTTAAATATTGAAGTTGTAACTTTTGGTAAATGCTTTCTAGTTTACCTATCTCTTGGTCTTTCTTAATTAAGGATTTTTGTTCTTCGTTTGTTTTTTGCTGCATGGTCCCCAGTTGATCAATTAACTTATTTTTCCCACCCTCTAGTGCAATAAGGATATCTGTATTAAGTCCCATGATCTTTTCTGCTTCTACAGCTTCTTCTCGACTCAACTCATTGTTCCTTATCTTTTTTTCTATTTCAGCTTGCTGTGTAATTAGTTTATCTCGAGCATCAGAAACCCGTTGCTTACTATAATTATTTAAAATATCTTCAACGAATTTTTCTTTTTCCTGTGCTAAAGCCAAGTCACCTTTTATAACATTACGTTGTTCCAATAATTTATTATGATTCTCTGCAGCATCTAAAAATTCTCCCTCTAATTCTAGAGTTGCCATTTTAAGTGTTTCTTCGTTATACTTTTTCATTTCTTCTGTAGTACCTGCTATACCTTCACCTTGAGTAGTAATTTTTTCTGTTGCTCCTGGGAGATTTTCTACCAAATTTCCATTTAACTCAACCATTTTTCCTAATTCTTGGTTAGACAATCCTGATTTCCCTTGCAGATCTGCCATTTCATCCTTAATAGCTTTAATAGATTCAGAGCTATTGGCTGTTTCTAGTTCTGCTTGCAAATCGACATACCGCGCAAATTCATCACTTGTAAGTTCAGATTTCCCCCTTAATTTTTCCATTTGATCAATCATTGCTCCAGTCGATTCATGTTGTTTCATTAAGGAATCATAGGTTTCAAGTGATACCTCATTCAATTCTTCTTCTTTGTTAGACACACTTGCAATTGCTATCCCTAGCCCAGTTAATGCCCCAATACCTACCCCGACAGGACCAGCACGACTAACTAAAGCAAGTAGTGTACCTCCAAATCCTTTCGCTCCGGCTGATTTTTCCGCCTTTCCGAACTTGGTAGTTATTCCTCCAACAACACCTGAAAGCCCAGAAAATACTTTTAATGCTGGTCCAATAAAAGCCGCGGAACCAGCCATCGTTAATAAAAACTTTTGTGTATCATCATCAAGGTTAACAAACCAATCGGATAGTTCCTGTATTTTAGGTGTGACTTCTTGGGCAATCTCCAACAACTCTCTACCTAAAGGTTCTAATGCTTCAGTAACACCGCGAATGGTTTCTTTTAATTCACGGCTAAATGCTTGTTCTTGGGATTTGGCAAAGTCATCCATGGATCCTTCAACATTTTTCATCGAGTCATTAACATCGTCTAGTGCATAAACCGTATCCGTACCCATATCCTCAAATTTCGTACCGAAAAGCTCCACGCCAATTTGATTTGCTTTCACCTGGTCGTCCATATTTTCCAGTTCAGGAATAACTGACTTGAATAAATCTTCTGTTGTGGCTTCTCCGTTCTTAAATTCTTCGAATAGGTTCTGTGTCTCTTTCGACATATCACCGAAAGCATCAGCTGTTTTATCGGATCCATCTTGAACACGGACGTTAAACTCTTTCATAATGTCGTTCACATAGTCCAAATTATAAGCACCGTTCTGCGCACCATTAGCTAGAATAGAAAAATACTCATCCGCTTCAAAGCCCATTTGATTAAACAAAGGAGCATATTCAGAGATGTTATCAAACATTTCGTTGGAGTAGTTAATGCCTTCTTCTTGACCCTTTTTAAACAGGTCCATCGCTTCATCTGCTGTTATTCCAAAGTTATGCATTAACTGATTTACACCACGGGTAGCTTCACCTAAATCGGATTCTGTGGCATTCGCAAGAAGTAAAATGTTCTTAGTAGCCTTTTGAAGTTCTTCCCCTTCATCAATCCCTTGAATATTTTGTTTCACCATCATCATTGACCGAGCAACTTCTTCAGGATTATCGCCAAATCCCTCAGACCAAACGGTACGCATATCATTTTCTAGCTGCTTCGCTTCATCACCAGTAGCCCCTAGCGATCCTGTCATCAATCGAACGGCATCACTTATATCCATTGCACTTTTACCAGCGACAGCACCCACTCCTGCTAAAGGTAATGTTACGCCAGTATTTAATTTATCGCCTAGATCACTAGCTTCACCAGCAACTTCTTGTAAGGATTTTTTATATTTATCTGTGTCGCTAGCAGCTTCTTGCATTTCTTGCGATTGCTTCGCTATTTCATTTCTTGATTGATTGATAGCATTCTCTAACTTCTGTTCTGAAATCTGCAAATCTAGAAGCTTATTTGATAGCTTGTTTGCTTCGTTAGAGTTATTTCCGTATGTTTGCTTAGCTTTATCTAATTGCTTCTCAGTGGCGCTTATTTTCTTTCTGACGATGTCCTGTTCTTTCCCTAAATAGGATATCTTAGCTTCAAGTTGTTCTGCAGCTGTACCGTTTTGTTTCATTTGAGCTTCTTGTAATTTAAACTCTTTACGTAACTTGGCACTATCTCTATTCATCTCGTTCATGCCTTCATTGAATTCCTTGTTGAAGATACTAAATTTGACTTTAGTTTCTGGTTGCTTTGCCATTTTATCACCTGCCTTTATCTTGGATTATTCGCCCATCCGTCATAGGCAATTTTATTTTTATAGATTCGTTCTACATCAGGAATTGGATAATACCAGAAAATATCGCTATCTATACCATTGGCAATGCAATACCAAACATAGCGATCTTCTACACCTTCAAAATTGAGTTTTGGTGGTTTAATTACTTTCTGGTCTTTTTCTACTTTTTTTTAGTACTTTGTTCCATCCCTTCAGCGAATTTGTTTTTGGTAGAAGGGAGAGTATTCATTACCAATCTGGCATATGTTTTCATTGTGGTTATACTGTCCGCATGATATTTTTGTAAAAATTCCTCATAGGACAATTCGAGTTTGGGGTTGATACCGATGAGGGCAATATATATTCCTTTTAAGTATTTAGTGGTATTGGTATCATCTGCTTCTAAGGCTTGTTCGTTTACTCCTCCGCCAGCCATAAGTTGTTCTAACGATGCAATTTTTAATAAATCCGTTAAATTAGAACCTTCCAGTAAACCTAACTTTTCACCAAGACCTAGCCCGTAGTTCGTTATGGCTGCTGGATATTGTTTCTCATTGGAAAAGATCTGTTGGTACTCTCCATCAACTTCTTTAATTTCCATGTCTTTCAATGTAATCATTTCAATTTTGGCCATGATTATTATCCTCCTTTTTATGTAAAAAAGAGAAGGCTAATGCCTCCTCCTTTATGCTCCGCCAGTACCTTCTAAAGCATCGACTCTGGCCACTAGATCATTCCATTGTGTTTCTGTCGGAAACCCATCAGCACCAGGATCACCTTTTGGTCCAGCCGGTCCTTTTGGTCCTTCAGGTCCTTGTTCGCCTTTAGGACCTTTTCCGCCACTTACTGTTAAAACAAGATTCGCCAATTCGCCAGCTACTACCGTATTGGTAATATAGCCGACCCCTTCACCCGTTGTCACATTAACAAGCGTTCCACCTTCACCGATATCTACAAGCGAACCTTCCTGTATATCTTCGCTTGCTTCGATATTCCAAGATGATTTACCAGTAATACTTACACGAATACTTTCATCTGCAGTTAGACTTCTAGTGGAATAGAAATCAGGGGTTTGTCCTGCGGTTGCGATAGACAAAGTAGCCCCTTGTTCACTATTCGATAGACTTAATAGTCGATTGGTTTCAACTGCTTCTGTGACTGTAGCTGTAAAATATGCCATTAGCTTGCAGCACCTCCTGTAGCTCCACTAGCAGCAACAAGTTCATGATTAAATTCCTTGTGCCATTGCTCTACTATTGTTGTATCTTCTAATTCTTCTTTGAAGGATTCATAATAAAAATTCCCTTCTTCACTCTCTTTGTCTGGATAAGCTGTTATTTCTAACTCTAATTCTGCAACTTCATCGGCACCTGCTTGTACTGTTATTTTTAACCCCGTTGCAGAAATACAATTAGGAAAGGCAATAAGCTTTGTTACGTCTGTAAATTCATCTACGACATCTGCCGTTAACACAAAAGTCTTCCCTTTAGACTTAGTCGAATATTTGTAAACACCAGGTTTTAACCCCTGATTCGTTAACCCAAATAAGTTTCTAATTACTGCCACTTTTACATGACCAGACAATGTTAAATTCATTTTAATGGGCTTTGTAGTTTTTCCTCTTTCCTGACCGGCACACATTTTTACAATTTCTTTTAATTCTGTTTCTCCTTCGATGGTTCCTAAACAACCAAATTTTTGTCCTGGTTGTTTTTGACCTTTATCGAAGAATTGTAGACTTGCGTTTTCAATGGAAACTGCATCAAATTCCTCAATAATTGTTTTTGCCATCAAAATTCCTCCTCTAAATAGTGATCTATATGTTCATTGAGACCTTCCATAATGTCATTGATAGATTGATTAAGACCTCTTTGCATAAACTCATCAGGATTGTTACCAACCGATGTTCCTAATGCCTGATCAGGGAACACCAGGTAATTAAATTTTCGTTTTGGTAATATCTCAAAACCCAGATTAATCTTTTTCACTCGTAACGGGTTACTTTGCTTTGCATGTATACCTTCTTTTTTCTGAGATAGAGGCATTAAAGAAACAATTCTGCTCTTTGCCAGTTTTGGAGCATCCTTGTGTAAATAGCTGTTTATGATGTTTTCGATATTATCAGGGATCCGTTTAAACTTTTGTTCCAACTTTTCAACTTCTTCATAGTCAATTTCAAACTTGACACTCATAAGTCAACTTCCTTCTAAAGATGATGGTTACCTGGTCAACAAAATCGTCTGTTTCATTCTTTTGAACACGCTCTTTTATCGTTCGATAAAAAGTATATCCTTTAATTTTTGAAACGACTGTTAAAATATCAAGCGTTGAAACTTCTACATCTCCGTTATCCTCTGATATATAAACCACATATACTTCTTGGGATAAGCTCTTTACTGACTCTGTTGCGCGCATATCTCCGTAAACAACAAGAAAATAATTACCTGTTGCTGGTAATTCATCATCAGCAATCTCATCCTCGAATACAGGCAATTCAAATACACTTTTTAGTTCAGCAACTAATTTTTCTTGCTGCTCTTTCATGTATTTTTTTTTCTTTTCATTCACTCGTTACACCAACTTCCTGCAAGTAAAAATAGAGATAACGTTTGTCATTATCTCTATCTACATCAATAACATCATATTCAATTTCTTCAATAACCACTTTTAAATTCGTTTTACGCACATTTTTAAAAGATGGTGGAAACCTTGTCTTAACTTTAAGGTCTAAGCTAGCACTCATTAACCCAGCAAAACGATAATCCTCTTCACGGGCAGTTAATAAATGAAATGCTAGCTTTCCCTCTTCTGAAAACTCCTCACCAATTCGTTTACGTGCCTCATTACGCTTGGTTTTCTTTCGGCCATAACTGAGAAAGCCATCATTAAATACTCCATGAACTGGTTTCTGTATTTTCCGTTTCAAAACTTTTCATCCCCTCTCGTAATGAAAGTTTGAAAAGCACTCTTTCAAAGTTGATTTCAAACAGTTCCAACGAATGGTTGTAAACATAACGGCCATAATCCATTAACAAGCGTCTAGCCATTGAATCCACAGTGTAATCAATTTCTGTACCAGTTATTTCATACAAATAATCAATACCATCTTTGATATACTTTAGTAAATCATCATCTTCATCTGGCCATGTTATTTTCAGATAATCCTTCAATTCGTCCCTTAGATCACTTAATTGTTGTTCATTCAAGAAAACCACCTCCTACTTTTTAGAAGATGGTTTTTTAGTTTCTTTGTTCTTTGTTTTATCATCAGAAGCATTATCCTCTTTAACTTCTTCAATGAATACACGTTTATACTTTTTATGATTTTGAGATAGTTCTTTTATGCGTTTCTGCGTTGGCTTGTAACCATCCACTGGATAATCATCACCTGGTTTGTAATGTGTATCCTTATGATCTTTATCAATAAATTCATTAATTACCTTGTAAGGCATAATATTTCCTCCCTTTTTATACTGCTGGAACTGTAGAAATCGTTAATTCAGCACTTAATATAGACTCTTTACCATCCGATCCGATAGCTTTGATTTGATAAACATACTCTGTATCTGCAGTTAGTTCTGTATCATTAAAACTATTCGTATCACTTACTCCCACACTTGCACCATCCCGGAAAACTTCATAATTTGCGATTCCCGCCTCATACGTAACAGCATCCCATGTTAACGTTAATGTTGTATCCGTTACATCAGATGCTGCTAGGTTTGCGGGTGCATTAGGGTGTAGTTTCTGTCAATTGCAAGTCATAAACTTTAGCCGCATCATTATCAACTGGTTTACCATTTGCGTATTGTTTTGCGATATACAAGGTTGCATCTTCAAGCGCCATTGTTTCTTTATACTGTTTGATCGGCTCAGTTCCACCCATAGCAGCAATATATTCACCTTGCAAGAAAAACAATACTTTACCTGCAGGTACAAATACAGATTCATAATCTTTAAAGTTTAAAGGGTAATTTGTTACATAAACGCCACTTGCATTTTGAATAGTAGCATTACCTTTGATTTTAAAGCTGTTTTTAGGGTTCACAACCATTACAATTTTGTTTTCAACCTTACGTACTTTTTCTTCTCCATTAACAGTACGGACTGCAAGGTTTTCAGCAACACCAGCAAATTCATCAATCATAGTGTCTCCACGTTTAAAAGTTAAGGTACCAGATGATGTTTTATCGGATACGGCACCAGTATCCTTGTTAACATTTTTTAATAAACCAATAGGTTGGTTTTGACCAGTACCAGCAATAAATCCTTTTTCTAGTCCCACAGCCATTGCTTCTTTGATGATAGTACGTGCATAACGTTCAACCCATGCAGGTCCTAATTTAAGCATGTCGTTAGCTAGAGGTATAAACGCTGTTAGTTTCAATTGGCTAATAGACTCCTTACGGAATGCAGTATTTAATTGCCCTTTAATGTCTCCGAATAACGGCCCCCATACAGCTGCACCACTTGGATCAGAAAAGATAAACTCTGTAACTGCTCCTAAGTTTTGTAATCCGATTGCTTGTAAAATTGGATGATCTTCTACTAAGTTTTTAAATACTCGTTCCTGGGTTGTTTTAGGAAGTGTATCCGTTTCTTTGAAACCACCATCTTCTACAACAGCATTAAAGAATTTATGTTCCTCAGAAGTTAATACGTTTTGACCACGAGCTTGCATTACTGCATTATCAGCCATTTGTGTATTAACTTGATTCAGGATGTCTCCCCTTACATCGTTTGCAAGTGCCTCAAGCATAGTATTTAATGCTTGTGACTGTTCCTCTTCTGTACCATCTTGTGTAGCTTTAGCGAAATCTAACTTCTTCTCTTCGAAATTATTGAATTTAATTGGCATTGTCATTCTCCTTTATTTTAAATTTAAAAAAAGCTTACTCATATTCTGCTTTGGTTCAGCAGGAGTAGGCTTTGGCTTTGGGTTATTTTGTTGTGCTGTGTATTTGGCAACAAGACTATCTTTAAAGTTTTCATATTCTTCTTTGTCATCATCTTCTAGATCCTCTAGATCCTTGATTTCTATTTCCTCACCAACAACATCCGCTAGTCCAAAAGCAACTGCTTCATCTGCTGTTAAAAAGGTTTCTTCATCAAGTAACTGATTTAGTTCGGAATCTTCACCTACAAAACGTTTCTTATAAGATGCAGCTAATGAGGTGTCAATTTTTCGTAAATCTGAGGCTGTCTTCTCAAATGTTGCAGCATTTCCAATTTCAATCGTTGAAGCCCGATGAATCATCATCATTGTATTTTCTGGCATAATAATCTTGTCACCAGCCATCGCTATAACAGATGCAGCACTAGCAGCCCATCCATCAATGTGTACAATTATTTCTGCTTTATGCTGTTTTAACTGATTAGCAATTGCAACACCATCGAAAGCAGAACCGCCAGGAGAATTAATATGAACATGTATTGTTTCTGCATCTACATTCTGCAATTGTCTTTTAATTCCCTGCGCACTGTTATCGCTGAAAAGAAAGCCTCCAATTGGTCCATAAATATAAAGTTTCACTTCTTTATTGTCGGTATCTGCTTCAAAACGGATATCGCTTTTCTTATTCATCATATTTTTAAGTTCCTCTTTCCAGTTCACTCTTTCTCACCCCCTTCAAGTAATTTACCTAGTTCTGTATAGTTCTTGGTGATAATATGCTTATCCAATAACTCATCTTCTGATCGTTCATAACCAGCTTCCTCTCTTATCTCATTACCTGTGAACGCAGAAGAAGATACAAGCTTATCAACAGCAGTTGCTAAATCAAAGATATTACTATAAGAGACCCGTCTTATATCCATTTTCTTTCCTTTTAAATATTCTTGCTTCGTAAAGAACTTCCCATTGATCTCGTCTTTAATTTTTTTGAGAAAGAAATCAATACAAAACGTCATAAAATTACGTGTATGCTTTTCCACGTCAGCCATTTCACCATGTACCAACGATGGTGGAATTCCAAGCGCTTTGGCTACTTGATCGAGAAAACCATTAGTTACTTTATTGATTTCCTCTACACTTACGTTTTGTCGTTGTGATTCTTCCTTATAAGCAAACCCCTTTTGCTGGGGAACAATGGCAAATGTTTTATCTCTAATGGCCATATACATCTTATTAATAAAATTTTGAAGCTTTTCTTGGTTTTTCTGGTCTTTAGGACCCTGATTGTCTACACTCACGGTGCTACGAAATTGGTTATTATACATTTGAAATTCTAGCATCCTACCAAACAACATCCCATAATCGGTATACAGGCTGTCTAATAATTTGGATAATCGTTCATTATCGTATTCCAAATAAAAAACTTCACTCATCCTAAATGACCGTTGGAAGGTGAAATTTTTGACAGTAACGCCTTTAAATAGATCTTCGACAAGCCCATATTCGATTCGCGTAAAATCATCAGCAATTAATAAATCATCGCTATCCGATTTAATAATCAAACATTCATTATCATGTATGAGTTTATAAACGACAGTTTGCCAAAAATGAGATGCTGACATATTAGAGTTAGGCCTAACATTTAGCCTGTAGTACATTTCATCCTTTAATACTTTCCCGTCCTTTTTTACTCGGAATTCAGATTGACTTATTGTTCTGGCTATCATATTGACACAAATTTGTATGGCCAGCTGCTTCATCTGAATTCGTTCGGAAGTATTTTCTATCAAGTCCTCGTCATACATCTGTACCAGTTCGCTATTGCGTTTAAATATATCTAAGAAACCTATTTTTACTCACCTCCCTAAAAGTCAATTGCATCAAGGAAAAATTCCTCTTCTTCAACAAGAATGTTATCGGCTTGCCACATTGCATAAACAAATGCTGAAAATCCATCTGTTTTTCTTTTGACTTCATCTTCTTTTACAAAGTCTTTATTCCCATCGTTTTTTACTTTTACGACTATGTTGTTCGTGTTCCATCTCATCAATGGATTATCACCAAATATGATTTTATGCTGTGCAAAAAGCATCTCAATTCTTGGTGCAAGTTTTGCATAAATAGCATGCGGATTTCTGATATAGAGAACTTCGAACCCTTCCGCTTCTAAGGCAGTTTTCACAATATCCAAACGATAGGTATCTCCTATGATAGTTGTTAATCCATATAGTTCACGCATTCTACAGAAGTAGTCAACCATATACTTTATATTAATTGCCGGTTCGTCAAGTAAGGTTATAAGCCCTTGTTGCTCCCATTCAAAAATAGGAGGTTTTAAATTAGCTTCTTTCACGAAATCTCTTCTTGCATATTGATGACTATCCCATATATAATCATCGCCATCCTTAAACAAAACACCGCATGCAGTAAAATCCTTTATAAAAGAGTAATCAATAGCACCAACACATGGTTTGTTTTTTAAACGATCATAAGGTATAGGTCTGTTGGTGGCCATAATGTCATCCCAAGAAGCAATCCTGGTTGCGGTGTCCTCTTGAGGAAGATTCATTCTCTTGGCCATAAATTCAGGACGTCCTGAAGGATCATCTTCTAAATCTAAATACTCGTCCATAACTGTATCAAATAATTCATCAGCATAAGGACTCCGCGGTTTACTAAACATTGGATTAGCTTTTTCCCATAAATCTGGATTGTCTACATCATCTTTACTATCCATTTTGCAAACAAATACAAAGCGGTTTTTACGTTTACTGCCGCCACTTAATACTTCTAAACATTGCTCCATGAATTTATCAAAAAAACCACCTCGGACATGACCGTTGGTGGAAATGAAAATCCTTCTTCTATGTTTAACTTTACCAAGCCCAGAACTGAGCGTACTAATAAGCTTCATATTTTCATAAATATGCCATTCATCAATTATGATACATCCTGGACGACCACCATCTTTAGTGTCTGCATTAGATGTCTTAAAGGAGAATTCGGATAATGTTTTTTTACCCGTAATCTTTGTTTTAGTCCATGAAAAGAAATTTCTCATGAAGTTCTTATTTTTTTCTTTCATATTGAATGCTTCTTTTATAGAGGTTTCCGCTTGTTGTTCACTATTGGCAACAACATCTACATTATAACCTTCTATCCCATGGCCAGGGCTGATAAAGTAATCAGAAAGCCCTGTAATCAAACCATTTTTCCCATTCCCACGAGCAATAACAATCACTATATCTTTATAAAATAATTTGTCTTTCTCGATATACTTCAGGAAGATAAAAGCTATAATAAATTTCTGGAATAGCTCTAATTTAAAATACCATTTCTCAATATAGTTAATGCATTGTTCAATCTGATCTTCGTCAAAGTATATATCATCACGAACAAGCACTTCTGCTTCTAAATGCTTGACTAAATCAATTCTTTCTTGGTTGAATATAATTTTTCCACTTCGCCAAGCTTGTATATATTCATCTACATACTTTTGGTGAATCAATATAAATCACTGACTTCTGGGTCGTCATTATCCTTCTTATTCTCATCCAAATCAGGAGGGTTAATCAGTTCAAATTTGATTGACTTTTCAAGAGAAATTAATGTTTTTGTGAGACTATTTAAGTCTTTAATTGCAGGATTTGCCTTCATGAATTCTTGGCTTCCGTTAACGGTTTTAGTTAGCACTCCATTCTTATTTATTTCAGTTTGAAGTCTCCTAACCTGCTTTACGATAGCGACATACCGCTTTACTTTATCAACTTCCACTAAATCGTTTGTATCTATGCGAAGCATTAGTTGTTGTTCCAAATCAGAAATTTTTACTGTCCTAATCACAAAAACACCCCCCTTACTTTTTATCCCCCCTATTACGAGTGTGGATTTTTCGATTTTTTTGGACAGTAGACACCCACTCCCCGTTTCACGGTTCTCCCAAAAATCACTGAATTTTTTACCCGGGGGTATCAGGAAATAATTTTGAGATCAAGTTTGTCAGTAAACTTCCTGTGCCTGCGTTTTGAAATAATATTATCTACCATCTGTCGAGAAACTTTATGTCTTTTAATGATTTCTTTCTTATCAATTCCTTTTTTAAATGATAAGTATATATCTGACACGATGTTATTATCAGTGGTTATAATCAATCCTTCATTGATAGCATGTTTGATGTTCTCTTCACCATTGACCCATTCCAAATTATCAACATGATTATTAATTTTGTTTCCATCCTTGTGATTTATTTCTTTCTTGTTATCAGGATTAGAAATAAAATAAAGCCCAACCAATCGGTGGACTTTGTGCCTGCTATTATTTAACTTAACTCTCGCATAACTATGATCAGTTACATCGACTCTTATTACCTTTCTTGTGTTCCTATTCCTAACCCTACCATGATTTGATATTTCATAGCTATGTCCTTCAATTGGTTTCCATGTCTCCAAAACAATCACCACCTCTCATCATCCCACTTAGATTTCTTCTTGCGAATGTATTTCTCTAATCGTTTATGTTCTTTGTTATGACAGTTAATACAAACAGACTCAACATTACTTAGAACCAGTGCCAACTCTGGATGAGTCTTAACTTCTTTGATGTGATGCACGTTTTGTGCTGGGCTAACTTTCCCTTGTCGTTTGCATTCCTGGCATTCATTGTTATCACGTTCCAGCGCTTTGTTCCTTATCCCATCTTTGCCATACCATGCTTTGCATTGATAGAACTTAACAAGATTGTCCTGAATTATTAATTCTTTAATTCTTTGGAGATCCATTGACTCACCCCCATATAAAAAAGACACCTCATTGAGATGTCTTTATAAACTATAACTATTTTATTTCGTAATCTTGTCTTCCTATCTCGTCACCCATGACACCTTGATTGGCCACCAATGTTACTGGTGTTTCTAAATCATCTAGTTCATAAGCAACAGAATTTTCTACTGTGCCATTCTTTTTTATGTTTTCTAACTGCGAATCTAAATGAGCCTCATCAGGCAAAGCTCCTACTTCTAACTCGTTTACTGCATTAGGATCATTGTCTTGTATAGCAGTAAACATTGCGATCCAAGCGGTTGAAGGATCTATCTCTTTATCGGAAAGATTCGTAGCTTCATACCATATGGCGAATACTGGTTTTTCTCCATGTTCATTTCCTGATTCCCCTGCAGGAATAACTTTAGTTTCGGTAATTTTGATTTTTAAATCATTAATTTTAGCTTCGTTATCTTTGAAATATACATCTGAATTTTCTTCTGTTTTTGCTTCCTCACTGCCAGAATCTGATTCTGTTGACTCATCACTTGTACTATTACTTTCTTCGGCTGAAGCATCTTCACTTTCACTGGAGTCACCACACGCAGCTAAAATAAGAATTAATCCAATAATTAAAGCAAACAAATATTTTTTCATAATTAATCCCCCCTATTATTTAATACTATTATCGGAGAGTTGTTAGCTAATTTGAATAGATTATTGAAAAAGCACCAATGAATCAAAATTACATAATTAAAAAGACACCTCATTGAGATGTCTTTAATCTTCTAATTCAGCGTGTATTTTCCCCTGTTCTATTATCTTCTCAACATTTTCCTTATTTTTTAGGAAGTCCTTTTTATCAGATTCAAGTAATCCGCTATCAGAATATTGACTTATAGTACCTAAAGTGAAAGTGATAATATCATCGTCTGCTTCACCAATAACCACGAATGAGTCATCGGGATTCAAATACTTATCTTTATAAGAAACCAACTTTTTATAATCACTATCGTCCAGCTCATCGCTTGTTTGATCTTGTTCCACAGCTTTTTCGATAATACTCATAACTTGCAAAGAATCTTGCGCTAATTCTTCATTAATATTCTCGTGAATCTTAGTTTCATTAGAACAACCAAACAACATTAAAGTGATTAGAATACTCAATACAACTAATACTTTCTTCAATCCCAATCTCCCCCAATAGTAGTACTTTAGTTTTATTATGATGGAGATGGAAAATATATGCAATATTGATTTATTCGTTACATTTTTCATTTAACCTCTTTATATTATCTTTAAAGAAGTTTAGATTTCCCTCTGTATATTTCAGATTGTTATCTACAATAATGCTTAAAGAATACATTACTATACAAACTAGTAATATAGAGAAATGATTTTTATGAAAAACAAATAAAAGCGCATTAGAAATAACGGCTATATATAAAGAAAATTTTAAAGCTCGAAGACCATGGACTTGTGATAAGAGATAACGGTACCTTTCGTTTAATTTACCAGTGCCATCTTTTAAAAATTCTCTATCATATTCAATTTCTTCCCCGAAAAACTTCTTCGAATCACATTTTCTAACCCAACCATAATAAAGGGACACTTGATGTATTAAATAACCTATTGGTACTCCAATACCTGCTAAGATTGCTCCAAACCCAACTGTAGTTAAAGTGTTCTTATCAAACAGTTTTAATGTAGCTTCTAACTCAGAAAAAAATAAGGAAGAAACAATACCAATAATTAAAGTCCATCCTGGAATACCGAACCTTACTAAATACTTAGTCTCGAACACAATTTTCCCCCTGTTCTTTTTCTTCCTATTCTAGCATTTAAAAAGTAATTTAAAACCATTTGCAAGTATCTTTCTTTATATATTTCTTTAAATACTTTCTTTAGGATTTTTGCATATAATGAAGGAAAAATTTTTACTGTACTCTAATCCGCGTACAGTGCTGTACTCTAATTAGCGTACAAGCTGTACTCTAATCCGCGTACAGTAAAAGGTGTACTCTAATTAGCGTACAGTTCATTTGCTTATGCCTTATTGATTTTCCGATAATATAAATTTATCACCTTTTGAACCTAATGATTTAAACCTTTTTTATAATTTTTTTCTAATATTTTTCTAGTATTTTTAAATGTAGAGACACAAAAAATACACCAAACATCCATTTGTTCGGTGTATTCATATCAATATTATGACTTTGTAACAGCTATATTAAGGTTCAAAGCCAATTTATAAAAAGCTTTCCATCTCAGCTTAGAGTATGTCATTGCGCTTATAGGTGGTTGAAATTTAAAGCAGTACACATTGATGTCCGTCAGATACTCGGCATCTTCTTTAAGATATCTCTCTTCTATTAGGAACCTTTCCATCTTAGGTAAACGCCTTACAGCACGATCAATACGTTCACAATACCTTTTCCTCTTTTCTTGCTCGCTTATATTGTGAGTAGCTATGGATCCAGTCTGGTCACTAATTGTATTTGCCTTACCTCCACCTATATCATCATAAGCAGCGGTTATGGATGCTTCCCTTTCTTCAAACGCTAGATATTTAAAAATGCGATATTTCTCAAGAGCATCTTCTACTTCTCGTTGCGTAGCTTTTCTATCTAATTCTGGCAATTCAAATTCCATGTTACGCCCCCTTTTAGAGGATAGCCCCGGAATACTATCCGAGGCTTAATCTATTAATCTAACAAATCGTCATCATCAAAATTAACGTTATCTGGTTCACCTGCAGGTATATCTTCTACACTCATTTGACCTTCTGCGACTTCAACAGTGCCGTCCTTCTGTACGCTATAATCAATGCCTTCGTGTTCTTCTGCTGCTTCTTCAAACTCTTCTATGGTCATCTGTGAAGGTTCCAAGTAAAGGACAACACTTCTACCAGCAAAGGCATATAGTTGTAATACCTTATCTTCGCTATCCCCTTTAACGTTGAATTTAAGAACAGTCTTCTTGCTGTCACGTTGAATAGATTTAAACTCTGCAGTAAGTTGACCAGCTTCACTCCCTCCTACTTCTAATATCGCAATATTCCCAGCCAGTAGAACTAATTCATCTGAATGCTGCAGCTCATCACCTTGTACATGGAATTCCAATACTTCTTTCTTATCGTCTTTCTGGATCTTTTTAAACAATACATTTAAATCTATTTTTGACATAATAGTTTCTCCTCTTCATATTAAATTTAATAGATTTCCGCCAAATGTGGCGTTTTTATTTGTTAACGAGTAGTGTTGATCATTTTTATATAAAAACCGCTCAGATTGCCTTAAAATCATTCACAAGGTCATCCAGCTTTTACATTATACAAAACTTCAGCCTGATAAGAATATGATACTTTTCGTTCCACTAACGCCTTTGCTATTTGAGCTAAAATATAAGCATCGACTACATTGTCACTCGTATGTTCAAAACCAAAATGATTTTTAACTGCAGCCATAACAGCCAATTTCTTTTCTCTACCTTTCAGCCGCTTTTTATTACCTGGTTCGCCTTCCCATCCTGTGACGTTTACGAACTTCTTAACCGCATTTGGTGCAACCTCATAATATCTAAGGTGGCGCTTGTAAAGCTCATTCCTGATACCATGATGTAAACCACCAGCAAACATTGCTTTTTGTGTACTAAATGGCATTCCTTCAATACAGATAATATCTTTTCGTTTTACAAAGGAAGCAATTTCATCGATTAAGGTAATCATTCTTTTAGGATCCTTATCACCTACACCTGTTAACTCCTTTGCCTTTAATACATCACCTTGTTCTCCAAGAGCAACGAATCCTGTTTTTGATGCTGGATCAATCCCTAGAAATCTCACTGCATTTCCTCCTTATTAGCTAGAAGTGTTAAATGAGAAATCTTGTGATAATGCTCTCTATCCGAATACTTCGTGTTATTACTGGTTACTTTCTTCTTGTAGTAATTCAGCGTTTCATTGTATATATCGGAGTAGTGAGTGGCACAAATAGGAACCAATGCGTAAGTTGTTACTGCTGATTTCTTACAACCAGGATATTTGCATTCACATTTAATGTTTTTCAATGCTTTCACCACCTTTTATAAATCACTCTCTTTAACAAACACACCGTTGATCATCTTGCCTTTACGTCCACTTATTTCTCCATACGCAGCTGCTATACAATCTTCTATATCTAAATCCATCTGCATAGACAAGATAGTCAATACCACGTAGACATCACCTACAGAATCAATTATCTGATCTCTGTTTCCTTTTGCTAATCCTTGCGCCAGTTCTCCTACTTCTTCCATAAGCTTCAGCATTTGTTTTTCTGGTTGAGCTTCGTCTAAACCTCTATCTTCAGCCCATGATTTGATATTTGTTGTTAATTTATTTAAATTCATTGTTTGACCTCATTTCATTTAATTTGTTAATAATTTAAATCTAGGAACTATCTCCCCGTCTATTTCCAGACCTTCCTCAAACATATCCTTAGGTCTTGCCCATACCTTTTTAGAACCATGCTTGCCAATGTCATCTAAACAAAAGTAGGTAACAAGGTATTCACCTTCACGTTCCGTATGTTCTACAACTTCCAATACCACATAACGTTTCTTGTTTTTATAATGTTCATAAACTCCATCTACATGGACGGTATGATATTTCATTGTTTGACCTCCTATAATTGTTCTTTTGTCATGACGTTACGCCTTCCTGATTGAATTTGTTTTGTATTTCTTGTTTTATTATTTCTTGAATTTGTTCTCCTGTAGGGATAACGCTTTTTATTGTTTCTTCGATTTGTGAATCAATTTTCGAGAATAATTCTTTATCTGCATACTCTCTTGCCTTATCCATAATCCAATGTTCGGCTCTTGTTGTTCTATCTCCATCACTACTCTTCATATATTTTTTAGACAGCTTATTGGAGTTTTTATCAAAAACAAAACAAGGTTCATCTAAATAATTTTGTAGAGTACGTTTGATATATTGATCAACTTCTGTCCTTGGTGGTTTATCGCTATGAAAGGATTTGTACTCTTCCCCGACTATAGCTGTTTTCAAATAACTATCTACAATTGGAGAAATGATTTTTTCTACTTCTTCTCGCACCATTTCAGTTGCTTGTTCTCTAACCATTTTTTCAACTTGGTCTGAAGCTACTTCAGACACCAAGCATTCAAGTTCGTAATTGAGATCTTCCTTATTTATTTCAAGGTTTATATTTGCTTTCACGTCATTTCCTCCTTTACCTCCCATTAAGGGAGGGTTGGTTATTTAATTCACTCTATGCAATAAGTTCTTCAAAGCTTGAAGATGTTCGTCTGTTAATTTGTTTATTGATACATTCCCACTGTCTTCAGAAACAGCTAAGTAAAAATCTCCATCATCTTTATAAAAAATAATAGTTTTACCTTCCTCAACTTCCAATTCGACTTTTTCATCAAAGAAGATTATTTTATTACCATCGTACAGGTCTGCGTATCCTTCACTGAAAGCTAACGCTAGTATGCAAAATGTTTCTTCATCACCATATCGATTGATAGTTTCGCTAGAAATTCCCACAGAATTTAACTGTTTATGGTTTTCCTCACTATTTTCTACAAGAACGTAAGTATCTTCTCCACCATTTTCCTCAATTACTTCTAAACCATTTAGTACATCTATTACTTGCTGTTTCTCAATTGTTTTCATTCCGATTCTCCTTTCAAAACTTTTATATTTGTTAGTAACGCGCTACAAAGAAATTACCGAAATCATCACGTTCAGGAACGCCTTCTTGATCAATTTCATCGGTTGCTGGATACACATCAATAAAACCACCACAATCTCTACATTCAACTTCTTCAACGTCTAGAGGAATATAATGATTTCCTTTTCCTCCACATTCGCACCAATAACGACATTTATATCTTTTGGATCCATCTTCATCCGTTTTAATTCCAGTTATCCAATGGTCCGGTTTCTGAAATCCTTCTTTATCTTCAACGGATTCATAAACAGAGAAATTAGATCTGGTTTCAGAGCCAAGCAAAGGTAGTTTTTTGGATCTCTTAACTTCTTCTTTTTCGTGTTTCACAACTTCATCTTTTGCTGTTTCATTGTTTAGCAAAGCAATATTTTGTTCTTTTGGTGGGCTTTCTAGCTTTGTGTCAGGATCAACATTCATCAGCTTAAAAAAGTTGTTAATTGCTGTCTTTTCGCTTTCCTGTGTGGCTCCTTTCATTTGTAGAGAGTTTCTTTTATTTCCTTCAACTACTTCAATGTTTAATTCCATATAGGTTCCTCCTCAAATTTAAACTTCACCTTTTACGCTTTTTCTTTTCCAACTCCACAAATTGCTGCTTCCAACCTCTAAACAAGAGCCTGAATTCGTTCAATCCAGTATTACGACCTTTAGCGATAAACTGCTGCACCACTTTGCCTTGTTGTTCTTTGTCGTCTGGATTTATCCATAGAAACTCAACTACATCGGCATCTTGTTCAATAGCTCCTGATTCCTTTAATTCTGAGAGAGTAGGTTTTTTAGGATTTTTATCGCTGTCCCTGGTCATTTGAGATAACATCATAAAGCAACATTTTAATTCTCGTGCTAATTGCTTAGCTGCACCTGTCACTTCCCCAATCGCCTCAGACCTTGTTTGTCCTTTAACTCTTGGTATACTCATAATCTGCAAGTAATCTACAGCTACCATTGCCAGATCGCCATATTTACGTTTAAACCTCCGAGCGGTAGACCTTACTTCTTCAATTGTTATTCCGCTGCTATCTTGTAAAAATATTGGCAGTTTCTCTATTCGGTTATATGCTTCCTCGATCTGTGCAAATTGCTGTGGATTCAGTTCTTTGTTTCTAATTCGGTTGTATCCAATACCAGTAATGTTGGAGACCATCCTATCTTTCAACTGGTTTTCATCCATTTCCTGTGACCAAATAAGTACAGGACCTGTTTCAGCAACCCCTAATGATCGTTGAAGTAATTTTGCTGTTTTTCCCACAGATGGACGACCTGCAGATACAAAGAGATCTCCTCTATATATTCCTTTTGCCCATCCGTCAAATTGAGGAAATCCAGTTTCAATGTAATCGACCGATTTATCTAACAGATAGTTAAAATAGCTTTGTCTGGTTTCTTGTAAGCTTTTCATCCTGCCTTGCTCATCAGGTCTAATTTCAGCAGCTAAAGCTTCCACAGCGGAAAAGTATTCCTCATCTGTTTCAAAATCTTCCCTTGCTAGTTCTGCAATTTGATTGCCTATTTCCGATCCTCTTCTTCTAATGGCTTTAGACCGTAAAATTTTTGCATGATGAACCACATTTGCAGTCGTAGGACAAGATTCAGCCAATTGTATAAAATAGGTGGTATCCAATTGATCCGTTTTTTTAAACTTCACATATTGCTCTGTTACGGTCACAGCATCGACAGGATACTCATGCCTGTCTAACCACTTCATAACCTTATAGATTTGCTGATGAACTGGATTATGAAAGTCTCTTTCCTCTAGAAATGAAATTTCATCAAGCACATTTGCATCTAGAAATACCGCACCCAGAACAGATTGTTCTGCAGATAAATTTTCAATCATTCCAATCAAACTCCTCTGGATCATTCCCCTCAGCAATCCATTGCTGCAGTTCGATTTCTTTGTCACGATGATCTTTAGGCTGTTGCTGCTTCTCAGGTTGTTTTTGTGCTTTCATTTTGATGGCCAACTCGACAAATTTATCTCGTAGTTTCCTAGCTGAAAGAACGTTCGTTTTCCAGAAGGAATCTGTAACCACCCAATCCATAACATCCTTTGCAAGCTTTTTATCTACTCCATCAAGCTCAATCAGTTTCCTCATATCATCCGCCCAGGTTTGCATATTCGCCTTTTTAGTTAAATGAGGAACTCCTGCATCTTGTGCAACCTTCTCAACAAGCTCATAGAAATAAACTGCCATTTTGTAATAAGTGCTATCTTCGCTGTACTTCTAATTCTTAGTTGTCGGCTTTTTATTAGGTTTAATTTCTGGAACAGTCTCCTTACTTGGATCCTTTTCGTTCCAATCCTTATAATTTTTATTGAATGACAATACTCTTGCTCCCTTCTCACCAATCCCTTTAACAGTTAGCACTCCTTTATCAATTAAAGAAGTTAATTCTCTGTCCACTTGACTACGACTCTTTGTATCTAGCAGCTTCGCTAAATAGCTACTGGACATTTCGTATTCCTTCCGTTTGAATCCGTACGTATAACGCCATATAGCTATTACTAAGCGAAACTGTGTGCCATTGAGATTGGTCTTCATTATTTGGTTTAAGATTTCATTGGCAACCCTTGTATACCCGTTTTCAATTTGTGGATTTGCCATATTCAATCATCCGTTCATGTTTGATTAAAAAATTTAGTAACCATGTGAGCAAAGTTATTTATATCTTCTTGCTCGTTTCCGACATATTGTTTTTCTAGCCAGAGGGTAATCATTTGTGATAATTCTGCTTGAATATCGATTTCAGCTTCATAACCATTCCTTACAGCATCAAGAAAAGTTATTGGATATTTGTTCGCAAATTCTTTTAGAATTAATGCTTTCCCTTCAACACAAGATGATGGAATAGACATAAACATGAGTACTCTACTTTCTTTTGACATCCATTTCCACAACTTATGATGATAATCAAAAGCTTCAGCAACCCTTTTCGGTACACGTACAGGCATTCAAATTACCTCCAATTTATAATGTATATCTCGTTTAAATCTCTTTTTCATTAAGGCTCTAACTGTAGTCATTTCAGCCAGAGCAGGCAAGTTGTTATTGCCGCTTAAATGCGTTAGATATATCTGTTCACCTTTACCTTGAATCAACTCAGTTAATGCTGCAGCTGTCTGCTTATTAGATAAATGCCCCACATCTGAAAGCACCCTGGCTTTTACGCTGTTAGGATAACTAGATGCTTCTACCATTCTTGGTTCGTGGTTGCTTTCTATGATGTAAACATCTGAATTTTGCATAGCGTGAAGCATAAACTCGTCCACTTTTCCGGTATCTAAACAAACTGATACTTTATATTTATCACCTTGAATAATGTAACCTTTCGGATCATATGCATCATGATGTGTATTAAAAGGGGAAACCCCTACTCCGTGATTAAAAAATTCCCCTTCACTATCTACTACTTGCATAAGATCTTCCTCTACAATCTCAATTGACTTCCATTCTTCCTCACCTGCATAAACAGGGATCTTATATTTATTAGCCAACGGAAGCCCCTTTGTGTGATCCTTGTGGGCATGTGTAATAAATATGGCTCCTATATTATTAGGAGTGATTCCAACCTCTAAGAGCCGCTTTTCTATCTTTGTCTTGGCAATGCCAGCATCTACTAGAATAGTAGTTTCACCTGCAGTAAGAGCAATACAGTTGCCATTGGATCCCGATGCTAGAATATCTACTTTCAATCGTTCAAATCCTCCTTATACCGTGGGCAGATAATACACCCACGGTAATAATTTTCAGTTCCTGGATTCACTTCTTTTCCACATAACTGACAATCAGGTCTTCTTTCATAAACAATCACTTTTGGAAAATGCTTATTCAGGTAACTCATCGTCATCAGCAGCTTGTGCTTCGTTCATTTCAAGATGCATGTCCAACAATTCAATTAATCCAATTAGCTCTGCTTCAGTAGCTGGATCACTCATTTTCATATTGTTATCTTCTAAATACTTACCAATTTTGGCATTTGTTGTTATTCCTAATTTCCTAAACTTACTTTTCATTTCTTCGCGTAAACTAGGAACCTTATTTTCTGGCTGCTCTTCTTTCGGCTCAGTAATAGTTTCTTGATTAGGTGTAATGTCCTTGCGTTCTCTTGGTTGGTATTCTGGAATTTGATCACCTGACTCTAAGCGTTGATCTTCATCAAAATTAAGATCAAATGCTGCTTTTAACGCTCTTCTTGTAATATGCTTTTTGAACATGTCGTTGAAATAATTGGTCCACATCGTTTTCTGCATACCGATCTGTGACCGTTTAAAGTGTTCTACTTCATCCACTTCCATTACTACTGTGAATGGATCATATCCGTTACGGTAAGCAATAGCGTATCCTCCAATAACTTTCCCTCTAGGGAACGACCAAGCGTGTTCATCAATTACTGCATAATATCGACCATAATTTGATTTTTCCTGGTGCATTTTGAATTCATCGTTCTCATGTACCAGCTGAACATCATAACCCTGGTATCCTTCACTTTCTTTAGACTTTCTCACATAGAAATCTACTCCAAATTGAACTGTTAATTGGCCACTGCGTACAGCTGGATAAATCTCATTCATAACTGGATTTGCACCAGAAGCTTTAGCAATGCTCATAAACAATTTAAATTGGGATTCGTTACAATCCTTACCTATTGTTTCTCGGATAGTTGTTACATCCTGTGGTGCCAACTCTCCAAATGCCATTCCTTGATATGTTTGTAATTGATTATTTGTCATTGTTTGTTTCCTCCCTTTTTTCAAATAAAGAAATAGTTGCATCAAATTGCACTTTATTCAGCAGCAGTAGCAGTTCTTCTCTCTCTTTACGAGTATTAAAAATTACATTTACATGAGGTTTCCGAGCATTAAACGATAGTCCGAATTTAGCCTTACTCATCTGCAGTTACCTCCAATTCCTTACCAGCCACAACCTTGCTAATAATCAACTGACCGCTAGGCTCTTTAAACTTGGTGATTGATTCCGCATTATCTACAAATACAGGTGCGATTACTTCACTTTGTTCAGATAACACTTCTCTAAGTTCCAGTCCTGCCCTTATGGATTCAGACAGGGAAAGTTTTTTATAACCTTTTCCATCCATTTCAATTTCAAAGTCAGGCTTAATCTCTCCGTTCTTCTGTTCTTTAAATAGATTAATAGATAAGGTGTCAAACAAGGCTTGTACCTTCTGCGCTTGCAGTTCAGCTTCTTTTGCATAGAAAGCTTTAATGCTATCAATAATGAAAATGGATTCGTTGAGAGAATCAAGAGTTTCTTTTTCAGTAGCTGCTGCCTTATCCACTTGTTCCTGTAAACTTCCAATATGCTTATGTTTAGACACTTCTTGTAAGATTGGATAACGTTTATTTTCTAACTCTCTAATCTTTTCATGTTGTTCTGATACATCGATGTATTCCAATGAATTTAATTCTTCTCTTAACTCATTACGCTTATCGACAAGTTCTTTATGTTGGCTTTTATATTCACCAATTCGTTTGTCTTTATCGTCTCTAACCACTTGTACAGATTCTTCATCTAAAGGACGCTTACATGTTTTACATGTGTCCTCTATTTCCTCGTCCCGCAACCTTGGCCATCTTTCCTTAGACATTTCAATCTGATCATTTAGTGAATGGATTTGTGATTGCAGTTCATTAAACTTCCTGTTTTTATCATTTGCAGATTCAGTAGCTTTTTCTAATTCCTTAATTTGTTTTACTAATTGGCTATCTTCTGCATTTAATGACTCAAGCGGCACAGTTGGTGCATTTTCATCAAGTTGTTCTTTAAGTGTTTTGGTCTTGCTTTGTGCTGCAATGTATTGTTTTTCAAGTTTGGTTTTATTTGAACGATGAATCTTGTCCAGATCCTCTAATGATTTTTTCTTAACTAATTCAGCTAATTTAGAAGCTTGTACTTCTGGCAATGCTTTAAACACTTCTTTATTTGCTGGTGCAGGTACATATTTCAAAAGCATCGGTCTTTGTTCTTTTGTTGGATGTAAAGTAAAAAAGTAATTTGGATTGAATAATGATAGAAATAAATCTTGTTCAAAAATCTGTTCAAGGACTTCATTAAATTCTGTTGCCTTGCTTGGTACTTCGTTGATGTAAAACTGAGTTTTGCCCTTTTGTATTCCTCGACCTAAAAGCATGTCCTTACCGTTAACATCTAACAGTAGTGAAACCATTGTTTGATCTGCTTCGTAAGTGATCGGTGTAGGATCCAATTTGCTTCCTAACGTGTCTGTACCGTATAATAACCATGAGATAGCTTGAGGGATTGTTGATTTCCCTTGAGCATTGTCACCAAGGATCTTAGTCAGGTCGGCAAACTTAACTTCAAGATCCTGGTGGCTTTTAAAATTTTCTAGTTTAAGAGATTTAAATTTGATTTGCATGTTATAACTCCTTCCGATAGATTATTAATACATCTGTTGCCATTTCTTCTTCATTCGCACTTGCGCTAAACTTAATATCAATCACTTCAACATCTGCGTTTTCTTCTAACCATTTGTTGATTTTTCCATCAATAAGACCACCTGATAACTGCTTGGTTCCAATACTTCCTGCTATGCCTAGTTCCAATTAGTTCACCCCCTTCAATAATCTTGAATAGATTCTTCTAACTCACCAGAAACGCCATAAAACATTTCTAACAAATTCTCATAAGCAAGCCATTTCAAGTCATCAGATAGATTGCTGAACTCTTCCTTTGTTAATTCCTCAGGTGATTTATCAGTTTCATCTTCAAAACAGTTACCCAATTAACTCACTTCCTTAAATAACGATTAGAAATACTACTAAAGCTATAATGAATGCTCCCATTAAACTTCCTCTGATCAGTGTCCTCACCTCCTTCAACTATCTAGCACTTACTACAAACACAATTACGCTAATAATTAGTGCGATTATAGATATCATCAGTATTAAAAAGTCGAACATGTTTACACCTCACCTCCTTATCAGGTCTTTGGCGTAAGATATTTCTCGATATAATTGCATTACTTCTGGATTATTAAATTCAAATGCTGCTGAATAAAGATCTGGAATGTTATAAACCTTTTTCATATCATCCATCAAAGCAGTAATACGATGATCTCGAACTTCTTTAGATGCCCACATAATCTCAATGAACCGTTCACGATATAATTGCAGCTCCTTCTGTGACAATTACCTCACCCCCTTTAATTAAGAAATAATGATTGCTATTGCTGCGATTATTAGAGGAGTGGCCATAATGACATAAAATAGAATCTCATCGGACAAACTAACTTCTTCAACTTCACCGATAAAGAAATCAATTATTTTATTTCTCAATACCAATCCCTCCTTTTTTCGCTTGCTATGTCGCTCTTTTCTTCTTCAATCTTTTTAGCGTTCAATGCCTTTAGTGTTAGCATTGAATTGTTGATGTCTTCCAAGCTACCTCGATTGTTTTTAAAGTTTGCAGACACCGCATTATCTAAAATTTTGTTGCAAGTAATTCTTAGATTTTCCACTTCATCATCCACCATGTCTCTATCCTCTGGAAGAAAGTGATCTCTTAATGCCATTTTTTAAACCTCCTTTATAAAGCAGCAGCTTGTACCCTTTCATATAAGTTAATAATTCTAGGATGTACATTTGAGCCTGGCAGTTGGAAGATCATTTCCATGTCTTTCATTAACATTTCTGCACGTTGTTTTCTTGAAGCTGGAAAAGTATTCATGATGTCATTGAAACGCTCTTGTAAGATGTTTAAGTGAAATGTGTTAGCTTTTGTCATTTTGTTTCACTTCCTTCAACTAAAAAGTTAATTTGAACGCCTGTCCGCGCTTAATTTGGATTACCATTCATCCATAATTTCTTTCATAACTTCTAAGCTTTGTTCATAAAACCAAAAACGTTTTCCCTTTTCTTTTCTTCTTTCCAAGAGCTTCATTCGTGGATCGTGTAAAAATTCATTTTCTAAGAAAGACTTACTCATGCACGTTCTTTTCGACATTTCTTCGATATCCCAAACAAATAACGCATTTTTTAATGTTTCATCTAACTTTTCGTTGATATACTCCCTTACTTCCGATTGATCTACATCAATATTGAATTCTGCTATTGGCAATTAGGAACCCCCTTTTCCTGTTAAATACCTAAGATTTTTCTAATGTGTTTAACGTGCTGTTGAGCTTTTTTTCCTGTCCTTCTTCCATTAATAATGTCGCTCACATATGGAGCAGACACACCTAGTAGCTCAGCTAATCGCTTCTGTGTAATATCTTGCTTATACATTTCTGATTTAACCTTGGCTGCTAAATCGTTTGACATGGTGTTCACTCCTTTCGATCACACTTGTTATGTGATAAATATTGTAATGATCTGATCAGCTCTTGAATTTCTTCTTCACCCAGATAGACTTCCGTAACACTTCTTTCCTCCAATCGAGCGTTATCTCTGGAAGACTTTTCTTCATTAACTTGATATTCAGTTACTGACAATGTATAAGAGTCCATTTCTTCATGATTTTCTATATCGATCGAAGCGTTACAATCCCAAAACATTAAGGTTACTTTTTTATTTGTTTCTGACATGTTAGTTAGCCTCCTTTAAATCAATGCCATGCTTAATAGCAAATTCTTTTACAACCGCTACATACACTTCAATTAAACGTTTATCATCTTCTATTACATCTACTTTTGTGAGCTTGTCTCGTTTTGACTTGCTAACACCTTCATCTGCAAGACGTCTGCGCTTATTGGTTAGACGAACACCTAATTGATAACCGCCACGACGTTCTACTTCTTTATAAATCTCTGTGTTAATTTCTTTGTATGCACTGAAACCACCTCGAGATTGAGCCATCTTACTAATCAGCTGACGAGCATCTTTGCGCCAATCTGTTGTATTTAGAGCAACTACATCACGTATTCCATCAACTTTATTTTCTAGTTGCTTGGTGGCCATTTCTTGTTTAGCCAGTGATTGAAACAAACCATTAAACATTTGAAGTTCTGGACTTAACTGTGATGTGTCTAGTTGCTGTTCCATTTCGTTAAATTTGCTTACGTATGTTGCAGTGAATAAAATCCCCTTCTCACCAGTCATTTTATTAGCAACCATTTCGCATCCTTTTTTAGTTAGAAGATAGCAAGGTCTTGTTTGGTTATTACTATCTTTGTAGTTGTGTTCTATGAAGAAATCGCCCGACGCAAAATTGCGTTCGGCTAAAATGGCTTCATACCCTTTAATTGTTCTTAGTAATTCTGTGTGACGTTTCCCCACCATTTCGGCTACTTCTCTACTATCCGTTACAAGTTGACCGTTGTGGCTTACAATTGTTAAATCTGACATTATATTTCTCCTCTCATTTGGTATAATCTCCCTATGGGGGAGGTGATTTAATATGGTAATTATTAATTTTCTTGATGGTGATAAGTTAGAAGTCGAACATGACACATTTTTTGTTGGAATAAATAATAATCCTCGAAAAGGTTCAGAAGAATTCTATTTATCAATGACTTATGCAGGTAGTCTTGATGGTGACATAAATGGTCTTCAATCCGCATTAAATACTGGTGATAAGAGATTAGGGATTGGTGGATTCCTTTTATCTCACGACGCTTTTTCTGTTGGAGATGGTGAAGATAAAACCATCTACTTCACATCTGCAATTAAATCAATTTCTGTAATTTAAACTGATATTGGCGAGCTAGTTTTTTAGCTAGTTCGCTATCCACTTTATAAATTTCTGATAACATTTTAGAAACATCATCTTTAAATTTATTCACAATAAATAGCTCTTTATCGGGTACATTCACTTGGAAATTACCTTCTCCATCTACTTCTAGTTCGTATCTTGAAAAAATCAAACTTACTTCTAAAACATATCCCGGTACTTGACCTCCAAATGTTTTCCCTGAACAGTAAGGAACCATTTCACTCACTCTACACCCCTCCTTTATTTCACTCACACCTAAGTTTCAAGACCTAAAGTCATGGCGTGACCTATTGGTGCTGCTTCTTACCGCAATTGATAGATCATGGCATGCTCCGCTCGTTTAGATGTTGAAACTCAGGTGTGAGTGTTTTATAAAAAAGCTATAAAGTTAGCTAATTAGCTAAAAAGTGTTGACCTTAATTAGCGTGTATGCTATTATCAATGCATAGCTAAATAAGACTCTAAAAAGCCTGTAATTGTGCATTTTTTCAGCCCCCCAGCGTCAAAAATTGCATTTAGATAGGTCGTATTTTTACTGTCTTTTTATAGCTAACTAAATAGCTTATGAACACAGTATATTAGCGTAAACGCTATTTGTCAACAACTAAATAGCGCAAAAGTTAATATTTGTTTTCCATAAGCTCCCTGAAAGGTTGATTTGAGTGAGTTTAGTGGAAAGAATAAAAAAGTTATGTGACGAGAAAAAAGTATCTTTCGCAGAGGTTGAAAGAAGTACAGGTATTTCCAATGGACAAATACGCCGTTGGGATAAATCCTCACCGAAAATTGATAATGTTACTAAAGTAGCTAACTACTTTGATGTTTCTACTGACTACTTACTAGGCCGTACTGACGAAAAGAGATACTATGACCTAACTGACAAAGATGAGCGAGATATCGAGAAAGACCTGGAGCGTATTATTAATAGCGCTGAAAGTGATTGCGGACTTGCTTCATTTGACGGAAAGGTTCTAGATGAAATGGACGAAGAAGACAGAGATCTATATATATCATCATTGAAGAATGCTCTAAGAATGCACAAAAGACTAGCTAAGAAGAAGTTCACTCCTAAAAAATATAGATAAGGCGTGATTCCGTGACAATAAAAAAGAAGGTCGGTCAATTAGTTGAAAAATATGGAACGAATGATCCTTTCAAGATTGCTGAAGCCATGGGAATTGAGATTGTATACGAAAACTTAGGTACATCACTAGGGTACTTCAGTAGTATCTATCGAACAACTATTATCCATATAAATGAGAGTTTATCCTATAAAAAACAACTGTACACAATTGCTCATGAATTAGGTCATGTTGTATTACACCCAGATGAAAACACTGCCTTTCTAAAAGGTAACACATACTGTTTAACAGATAAAAAGGAGGTTGAAGCGAACACGTTTGCTATTGAGCTTTTGTTATCAAACACAGAGAATGGAAATGTTTCTTTTGATCAAGCAATAGAAGACTACGGAATGCCAGAACAACTTCTTGTTAAATTTTTTTACAGTTAAAACAGAACAAACGATCCATTTAAGGAGGTGGTTCTAATATAAGTACAGAACCGATATCTTCCTCCCCAATTTTGAACGCCTGTCCGCGCAAAAGAAGGGAAAGATAACGATGAAATTGTACAACAGCAAAAAGGATAAAGATCTATATTACTATTTTAATTCGAAAAAAGAAAAACTATGGTGTTATAGGCACAGATATTATGACGCATTAGGGAAAAGAAAAGAGAAATACAAACAAGGATTTAAATCAGAAAACGCAGCTTATAGAGCATTGCTTGAAGTCAAAACTGCTATTGTAAACGGGGATGTTAAACAAGTAGAAGAATCTAATTTAACTGTTTCTGAATGGTTAGATATCTGGTATGAAACGAAAAAGAGTGGTTGGAAAAACTCAACATGCATAGAAAGAAAACGGATGTTAGATGACGTCATCAAACCAATGATAGGCAAGTACAACCTTTCGAAATTAGATTCAATGACTTATGAACGAGTGTTTATTAACGAAATTTTAAAGAGGCTTGCACCTAGCACGGTAAAGATGTACCATCATGTCTTTAAAGTAGCGGTGAATGCAGCGGTAGCTAATAAGACTATTAAAGAAAATAACATTAACTCTATAAGAATCACTGACGACAAAAAAAATAAGAATAACTTTCTAACAAGAACAGAATTAATTACTCTTCTGAATGTAGCTAAAAATACAGCAAATATAACAAACTACTCATTATTGCTAACCTTAGCCTACACTGGCATGAGAAAAGGTGAAGCAAATGGTTTGAAGTGGTGTGATATTAACTTTAATGAGCAGACAATAAAAATAGAACGTACCCGTGATCAATACGGTGTACGTTCTCCAAAAACAAAAAATAGCTATCGAACCATTCCGATCAATGATGAACTGATTGATCAATTAAAAACATACCGTACTTGGTGCAAAAAAGCAAAATTATCGATCGGAGATCACTTATCAGATGATGATTTCATATTTATATCAAAATCAGGTGTTCCCAGTAAAGATCATATGCTTTTTAATGGAGCTTTAAATGCATTGATCAAAAAAGCGAAAGTTAAACGTATTACTCCACATGGTCTAAGGCATACCCACGCAACTATTCTGCTAGACCAGAAGACATCAGTCATAACAGTTGCTAAACGGTTGGGGAATACTCCTGAAGAAGTTTATAAAACTTATGGCCATTCTGATGATCAAGCTGACAAAAAAGCAGCATCCGTATTTAGTTCTATGATAAGTATGTAAGATTAACTGGGGGAGGTTTTGGGGGAGGTTTTTTATCCACCCCCGACAATCCCAGTAATGTCAACGTTTATATTCTCAAATCCTCCATAGAAAGTATATGGAGAGAATGCTTGTCAAACAGCCAAAAATTTC